CGTATGATTCGGGTCTTATCATACTTGATGGAGTAGTTCTTCCGGGAGACGGGGGCGGTGAAGACGGACAACCAATCAACGTTCCGTGCTCCTTCAAATAATTCATCTTGAAGGTAGATACCTGCCGACAGCGCGGACAACATTCGCACCATGCCGTTAGAGGTTTGTCGGAAAAACGTTGCGGTATCAGGGTCGGTCTGCCCGAATGCATCCTTTGAGGTAAAACAAATGCGTCGCCATTCCCATGGGGCGGAGTTATTAGTCTCCAACGTAATTCGCTCGCGTAATCCCTTGGCGTAAATTGACTCTGACGTACGCAGTGACGTGTCAATCTTGGATCCTCGCTGTCCCTCTGACGTCTCGGCGGGTCTTGCGGTAGCATTCCAAATGTAGAAAAACTCGGAGCCGGGGTTGGTCTGTCCCACAGGAAATCGCATGACAGCTCCGAGTGCAGCGTAGGTGGTTGAAAAGGGGTTCTCGGCGGTGGTGTTTGTGTAGGACAACATGTTATCTCGCTTCTTCTGACTGGTCTTGTTGAGCAGCAGGCGAGTTGACATTGGTCTGGACCTTCGGTACGGTCGACGCCGAGTGATTCCTGTCCGTTTGCGTCCATAGCGGGACTTGGCAGAGCGGGGTCGATATGCAAACTTGCGTCGGGATGACCTTCGGTAAACCATCGGTGGGGGAATGAGGCATTTTTGCGACTGGCGCAAACGGGGAAAGGGCGGCCTCTTTATAGATAAATAGGAGACACTGACACCATCTGAAAGGTAGAATAACATTATCTACCTTTCAGTGTCTGTCACATGACTTTTCGATTCGCAGCCAAACATGGACTCCTCACATACGCCCAGATCGGAGATCGAGACGTGGAGGACTTCGGGTGGAAAGTTAGCGACATGCTTGGACAACTTGGAGCTGAGTGTATCGTCGGACGAGAGTTACACGCTGATGGAGGAGTGCATATTCATGCTTTCTTCATGTTCGAACGGAAGTTCCAATCACGAAATGTCCGTATTTTTGATATGGATGGATGTCACCCAAACATCGTCCGTGGGTACTCAAATCCTGAGGATGGAGCGCGATACGCTATCAAGGAAGGCAACGTTATTGCTGGAGGACTCGACGTGGACAGCCTTAGAAAGTCAGTGGTTGGATCTCAAACTGTCTGGGCTGAGATCATCTTGGCGGAGACTCGAGACGAGTTTTTTGAAGTTTGTGCGCGTCTGGCACCAAGGGCACTTCTGTGCTCATTCACTTCACTCCGATGTTACGCCGATTGGAAGTATCGAGAGGACCCAGCGCCTTACGAGCATCCACAGGAACTACAACTTGACACGTCAAGATTTCCTGAGCTCGATCAATGGGTGCAAAACTCTCTTAAGGGAACTAGTAGAGGTAAGTGCCCGCCTTCGGCGGATTTCTGATTCTTGACTCGGGGTCTTTGCCCTGGACATGCTCGGTTCCGCCAGGTCCGATCCGCCTACCGGCGCTCGGACCGCTACGTATATTTACGAATGCTGACTAAGCACAGGCCGAAGACGAAGCCTCATCCTATACGGTCCAACCAAACTAGGTAAAACCGTCTGGGCGCGATCGCTAGGCAACCACGCATACTTCGGCGGCCTGTTCTCTATGGACGAATCTATAGACGACGTCGACTATGCCGTGTTCGACGATATGCAGGGTGGTCTGAAGTACTTCCACAGTTACAAATTCTGGTTAGGGGCGCAATCACAGTTTTACGTCACAGATAAGTACAAGGGCAAGCGATTGGTCCATTGGGGTAAACCGTGCATTTATTTGTACAACCACAACCCACTTTGTGACGAGGGGGCTGATGTTGATTGGCTTATGGGAAATTGCGACATAGTGGGGCTGGAACTCGGTGACTCACTTCTCGTGCCAGAAGAAGGTAGCCTCGGGGGTGAAAGTCAGGGTTGACACGTCATCGTTGACACCATGTTTCCTAAACATATCAATGACATAATAGTTTCCCATGCCAACTCGACCGGTGACAGAAACAGCTGACTCTGTCAAAGTCTCCCCCTCTTGCTCTTCGCGATAAGCTAAATTTGACTCCATTGGGTGCCAAAGCTTGAACTCTCGTATTGTTCCGGAATTATTTGTTGATCGTATGATTCGGGTCTTATCATACTTGATGGAGTAGTTCTTCCGGGAGACGGGGGCGGTGAAGACGGACAACCAATCAACGTTCCGTGCTCCTTCAAATAATTCATCTTGAAGGTAGATAC